GCATCTTCGGCGTGTGCGTCGGGGAGGGCGCGCAGAACGACGTGATCAACATCCACACGGAAAGCGTCTACGGCCTGGTGGCTGCCACCGGCGCCGGCACCGACGCCACCCAGGGGGCTAAGGCCTACTGGGACAACACCAACAAGCGCGTCACCCCCGTCAGCACCAACAACACCCTGATCGGCACGTTCGCGGTGGCCAAGGCCACAACGGATGCGGCGGCCCGGGTGAAGCTGAACAAAGCGGTGGTCTGATGCGCCGCGACCTGGCCAGCATTGCTCTGCGCGGCGTGGTGCGGGTGATGGGGGAGCGATCCCCTGTCACCTACCGCCGCGGCGCGAGCAGCTGGCCAGTGCGTGGCGTGTACCAGAACTCGCACATCGGCCTGGATCCAGAGACTGGGATCCAGGTGCGCAGCAACCAGCCGGTGCTGCTGATCGATGGTGCGGAGCTGCCGATGGCCCCTCGGCAGGACGACATCGTGGAGGTGCGTGACGCGCAGTGGCGCGTGCGTGATCCGCAGAGCGACGGCCACACCGGGTGGCTGCTGATGTTACACCGGATGCAGCTGCCGGCGGTGTTCGAGGCTGGAGTGTTCGAGACAGGAGTCTTCGCCTGATGGCCATTCTTGGACTGGTGCGGCGCCTGGTGAAGGGCACACCGCTGACGGCAGCGGAGCACGACGGGAACCTGGATGCGCTGGAGGAGGCGATCGAGGAGATCGCGCTGACGCCAGGTCCAGCTGGTCCTGCTGGCCCTGCGGGGTCCGCTGGTCCGGCTGGAGCGACGGGGGCGACGGGGGCGACCGGCCCTGCTGGACCCCAGGGAGATCCCGGGCCCGCGGGTGCGGACGGCGCGCCAGGCCCTGCTGGCCCGACTGGCCTGACTGGCCCGACTGGCCCAACGGGTCCGCAAGGCCCGCAAGGTCCCCAAGGGCTGAAGGGCGACACCGGCAACACCGGCGCGACCGGAGCACAGGGCCCAGCCGGCCCGAAGGGGGACACCGGGGACACGGGGCCAGCCGGGCCCACCGGTCCGCAAGGTGCCACGGGTCCGCAGGGCGCCACTGGCCCGGCCGGCTCGGCGGGCGTGGCTGCCGCCACCGCACCCCTGGCCTACGACGCGCCGACTCAGACGGTGAGCCTGCCGAGCATTGGTGACGGCCTGGTTTTGGTGATCAGCAACAAGGGCGAGACTGCGACCGCTGGCACCAACTACGCCGAGGTGCCGGTGCCGGTGCCGTCTGGATCGTTCACCCTGACGGCAGTGAGGTTCGGCAGCCACATCGACAACACCGGTAGCAGCTCCAGCACCTTTAACGCCTACAAGCGCACAGCCGCCGGCACCAAGACTGCGGTGCTGACCGGCAACGCCACGCTGGCCGCCAGCGCCAGCCTGGTCGATGTCAGCGGCACGATCACTGGCGGCACCTTCTCTGCCGGTGATCGGATCGGCGTCGATCTGCTGGGCGTCGGCACTGGCGCCCAGGGCCTCTTTGCTCAATTCATCTTCACCCGCTCCCCTGTCTGACCATGACCGACACCATCAAGACCAACCCTGACACCGGCGTGCGCTACTACGACGAGCCGGGCGCTCGGGAGGGGCAGAGCGTGGATCTGTTCGTGCCTGTAAGGGGCGAAGAGGCGACCAATCCGGGCGGCGCGCGCTGGCCCAACTTGTTTGGCTTGCCCTACGACGGCACCCAGATTCGGTTCTACTTGAAGGGCCAGCCTCAGGTCAGGGAGTATGACCCTGCGATCTTCTTTGAAGAGGCCCGCTGGGGCCCTGTGGACTACCCCAACCCAAAAGTTGGCGGCCCGGTTGGGACGTGGGAGGAAACGCTGGAGGTGAAGCGCCGGCCCGTGGAGGAACTGCTGAACCAGGTGGAGGCCGCTCGGCTGCAGGCCAACGCCCGGCTGTATCCCTCGAACGAGGATCCGATGCTGGCCGTGCTGCTGGCAGAGGCCATCAGGCGCGACCAGGAGGGCACGGCAACCGCCACCATGGTGGATCTGCTGCAGCGGCATCAGTCGCTGGTTGCGGCCGGCTACGCCAACATCGAGCGCGCTACTGAGCTGAAGGCCCAGATCGAAGCAGGCCAGCCATTCGACCTGTCTGCGGGCTGGGTCAATGAGCTACCGGCATGAGTGGCGCAGGGGGCCCTATGTGGGAGGCAATCGGATGCTGATCGTTCAGAGAAGGGGCAGCCTGCTTCTCTATCCAGCGTATGTCCAACACCATCTAGACAAGGTAACGGCCAAAGATGTCGAAGGTGGCAATAGCCAAGGACTAGAGCGCGGCGTCACGGATGCGTTTAGTACAGTGCTGCAAGATTTGGTAGCAGATACCAGTCTTGGTATCAGTGGTGGTGTCATTGCGCAAGCCGCCAGCAAGATCAAGGCCATGCCGTTCATGTGCGGCGCTCGCACCTTGCTGGGTTGCTTGGAGCCCGTTGTGGGCCCAGCGCCAACTCGGTTTGGCACTGAAGGCGGGTGGAACTACAACAGGAAGACGGGACTAGCCGGAAACGGAACAGATAATTACTTAAACAGCAACCGAGCAAACAACGCAGACCCGCAGAACAACGTTCATACCAGTGTTTATGTTTCGACCGCTCGAACCAGTAGCTGCGTTTACATAGGCTGCGATCCTGGCGAGCGAAGTAGTATTTACGCGCTGGACGGAAATAATATCGGATTTAGCCTTAGGCAGCCTGGTATCAGTTACTCCGCGGCGTCACTTAGCACAACTGGGTTTATCGGGCAATCGAGGTCAAATAGCGCCAATTTTGTTGGGAGGGTGGCCAATGCGAGTAATACATTTTTCGCAAGTAGCACTACGCCCAGCTCGACCGGAAATTTTTTGGTATTTGCACGCTTTAACGGGGGCGTGGTTACAAATCACTCGAACGGCCGAATCTCCTCCTACTCCATCGGCGAATCCCTGGACCTCGCCATCCTCAACGCCCGAATCACAGCCTTAATGAACGCCCTCGCTTCCGCGATTCCATGACCAGCCGCCGCACCATTCTCCGCAACAGCTTTGTCGCACGCCTCCAGGCCGCGGCGCCATCGCTGCAGGGCCGGGCCTACTCCGGTCGGCTCATGCCCCTGGAGGAGGATGCCCTGCCGGCGGCGATCGTTCACACCCGCGATGCGGAGAAGGTGATCAACCGATCCGTCTCCGGCTGGAACGGCTACGAGCGGCGCCGCTGCATCGTCTCCATCGTCATCGTGGTGCAGGAGCCACCGGCGGCGCAGGATCAGGATGGCGTGGTCGACACCGCGGACATCGACGCCATCCTCGACGAACTGGGCGACGAGGTGGAACAGGCCTTGCAGACCTGGACCATCCCCGGCTTCGAGTCGGCCGATGCCGAGCTGCTCGACACCAGCTCCGGTCAGCTGGAGGTGGAAGGCAGCCTGCCCACCTTCGCCGCCACGCTTCGCTATCAGGTGGACTACACCACCCCCTACCGCGACTGCAGCAACCCCTACGTGGTGGACGACGACGACATCATGCGCAGCGGCGCCTACCCTGGCGGTCAGGTCACCCCCGGCTGCCCGACCGCGAACACCGGGGAGGCCTGCCCCATCGGCGACGTCCAGCTCTTCTCCCAGGAGGAACCGATCAACTGATGGCCACCACCCCCCGCCGCCGCCGCAAGGCCGCCGATCCTGCCCCGGCCCCGGCACTGCCGCTCACCGCTGCCGACCTGGCGGAGTTCATGGGCGCCCCCGGCGCCGAGGATCTCGACCGCGAGCAGGATGCCCTAGACCACGCCCAGGCCCTGGTGGCCCAGGCCGCCGGCCACGATCTTCCCGAGCAGCTGCCCCATGCCCTCCGCCAGGCCCTGCTGCTCACTGCCGCTCGCATCCTGATCACCGGCGACCCCACGGCCGCGGCCATCCCCCTCACCGCCCGCTACTACCTGGCGACCCATGCTCCAGATCGCGCGGTCTGATCAGGGCACCAGCGGGGTCGGCTCGGCGGAGACCACCGACCACGCGCGCCGGTTGGCGAACATGGCGCGCTACGGAGTGGTGGCCCAGGCCGACTACACCGGCGCCACCGCTGGCTTCCCCGCGATCCGCGTGGACCTACAGGGCGGCGAGATCCGCACCGACTGGATTCCCTGGTTCACCCCCCGCGCCGGCGGCGATCGCGTCTGGGATCCGCCCGAGGTGGGGGAGGTGGTGATGCTCCTGGCCCCGTCGGGTGAGCTGGGCGCCGCGGTGGCGATCCCCGGCCTGTTCAGCGACGGCAACGCCAACGGCGACCGGGCGGGCCTGCAGCGCCGCACCTATGGCGATGGCACCATCGTCGAGTACGACCGGCAGGGCCACACCCTCACCATCGACACCACCGAATCGACCGGCTCCGTGGTGATCCGCACCGGCAGCGCGAACATCGAGGCCAGCGGCACGGTGAACGTCGAGGCCCAGGGCCAGGTGACCATCACCGGCTCGACCGTCCACCTCAACCCGTGAGCGCAACATGCCCCGCGTGATCTGCCTCGGCGACAGCGGCTCCCACGGCGGCCTGGTCAGCACCGCCAGCCCGGACGTCTGGGCCCAGGGCCGCCGCGTCGCGCGCGTGGGCGACACCTACGACTGCCCGGAGCACGGGCCCAATCCGATCATCTCCGGCAGCCCGAACACCACCGCCAACGGCCAGGCAGTCGCCCGCGTGGGGGACACCACTGCCTGCGGCGCTACCCTGGTAGGCGGGGCCACGGCCACGCTCTGCAACTGAGGAGGGGAGACCGATGGCCGGCATGTCTCGCACCACCGGCAAGGCGCTCGGCGGCTTCGACCACCTGCGCCAAAGCATCCAGGACATCTTGTCCACCCCCGTCGGCACGCGGGTGCATCGGCGCGACTACGGCTCCGATCTCCCCCGCCTGGTGGACCGCCCAATGAACGCCACCCTGGCCTCGGACATGGTGGCCGCCGCGGCCACGGCCCTCGATCGGTGGGAGCCTCGCCTGAACCTGGAGCGCATCACCGTGGACCGAGTGACGGCCGAGGGGCAGATCGAGCTGAGTCTTACTGGCTACTATCTGCTGGACGGCCGCCGGGTAGAGATGCAAGGGCTGGTGATCTGATGGCCACGACGATCGACTTCTCCAGCCTGCCAGCCCCGGCGATCATCGAGGAGCTGGACTTCGAGCAGATCCTGCAGGCGATGATCGCGGACCTGCAGGCCCGGGACCCCTCCTACTCCGAGATCCTCGAGTCGGATCCTGGGGTGAAGATCCTGGAGGTCGCGGCCGCGCGGGAGCTCCTGCTGCGGCAGCGGGTGAACGATGCCCTGCGCGCCACCCTGCTGCGGTTCGCCACCGACACCGACCTGGACAACCTGGCCGCCTTCTACGGCCTCATCCGGCTGGCGGGGGAGACCGACGAGGCGCTGCGGGTGCGGACGATCGAGCGGATCATGGGCAGCAGCACCGCCGGCGGCGCCGCTTGGTATCGCTTCCAGGCCCTCTCCGCTAGCCCGGATGTGCGCGATGCCCTCGTCTCCTCCCCCGCCCCGGGCGAGGTGCTGGTGTCGATCCTCTCGGCGCAAGGTGACGGGACCGCTAGCACTGAGCTGATCGAGGACGTGGAGGCGGTGGTCAACAGCGACTTGGTGCGGGTGATCACCGACACGGTGACGGTGCAGGGCGCGACCATCACGGTGGTGCCGGTGACGGCCGATGTCTACCTCTACCCCGAGACCCCGATCGAGGTGTTCAACGGCCTGGAGGCACGGCTGGCCGCGGCCTTCGCTGCGACCGCGGGCCTGGGCTGGGACGTCACCCGATCGTGGATCATCACCCAGCTGCACCCGGCCGGCGTCCAGCGTGTGGAACTCACCGAGCCTGCGGCTGACGTGCCGTGCGGGGCGTCCGAAGCACTGGCCCTGGGCGAGGTGACGCTGACGATGGAGGGCCGCGCCTGGTGAGTCGCTACGACCTGCTGCCGCCCAATGCGACGACCCTGGAGCGCGACTTCTCCAGGGTCACCAGCAACCTGCAGCGGGTGGGCCCGCCGGTGCCGCTCATCCGCACGGCGAAGCGGGTGGACATCCCCGACAGCGTGGTGCCGTGGCTGATCTACGAATACGGCCTCGGCGAGATCCTCCCCTATCTGGGGAACGATCAGCGGCTGGCCCTGCGCGACGGTGTGCTCTGGCAGCGGATCCGCGGCACCCCTGAGTCGGTGCGCGTGGCCCTCAGCTGGATCGGAATCCAGGGCCTGATCGAGGAGCCGGAGGGTGGCACCACCCGCTGGGCGGAATACATGCTGGGCCTGTCGGCGGCGACGCAGGGCGAGGAGATCATCGATCGGATCGCGGCCGTGGCCCGGATCAGCTCGCCGGTGCGCAGCCGCCTGTCGCGCATCTACGCGGTCTACGACATGCGCCGCGCGGTCTACGACCGGGACGAGGGGGCGATCTACGACGACCACTCTGGCGTCCGGCCGCGGCCCGACTGGCCGCAGATCAGCTACGGGCAGATCTTCTCCACCTATGTGCAGCTGAACCCGATCGTCTCCAGCGGGCAGCCGGAGGCGATGGCCACCTACGTCGAAGCGTTCGAGAGCTTCCGCTACGACCAGAGCCAGTGGGATGAGGGCTGGCACAGCCTCAACCCCATCGGGATGTTGACGAGCCAGGAGGGGCGGAGCGCGCAGTACGAAGGGCAGATCTGGGGCGCCTTCCGCTGGCTGCAGGACAAGCCCTGGCCGGGCGTGAACGTGGTGGTGAGCTCGGCGCTGAACGGCACGCCAACCGATCCGCCGTTCCTGCAGACGGTGGCGATCACCGGCGCGACGGGGGCACAGGGCGGCACCCTGAACGTGGGCGATGTGGTCACGATGGCCGCCACGTGGAACCGCTCGCTGATCGTCACCGGATCGCCTCAGATGACGATCACCATCGGCGGTGTGAGCAGGACCGCCAGCTACGCCGCCGGATCGGGCACCGCGACCCTCAGCTTCTCCTACACCATCCAGGCCGGCGACAACGCCCCCAGCGGCATCGCCATCCCGGCGAACAGCATCAGCCTCAACGGCGGCGCCATCATCGACGGCGCCGGGAACATCGCGGCCCTGGGCCACTATGCGGTCCCCGCCGATCCCTCCTACCTGGTGGACACCACGACGCCGGCGACGTTGGGCCTGGCCCTGGCCGTCGACACGGGCGTGAGCAACAGCGACGGGATCACCAGCAACGGGCAGATGCTCGTGACGAACGTGGAGGAGGGGGCGGTCTGGGAGTACAGCACGAACAGCGGCAGCACGTGGACCCTGGGCGTCGGCGGATCCTTCACCCT